TTTGACTTGATAAAGACTTTGATACTTATGATATTCTCATATTATTTTGGTACTAAAAAAAGTGATAAATGAAACAATTCTTTTGTGAAGAAAACGGCAGACTGTCAATGAAGCGTTTGTGCGGATTCATTTGCGTTGTTGTAATTTGTATTACAACATACCACAATTCATTCTACGAAACTGAACCAAGTGAGGCATTGGTTTACTCTGTTTCTGCTCTTGCGTTTGGTTGCTTGGGTTTAACTTCAGCAGAGAAAATATTTAAAAAAGATGAGAACAAAGATTAGTCTTTTACTAATTTTATTGGTTGGTTGCAACCCGGTCAAGCAAGTTCTTCGTGACCAAGAGAAATTAGAAGAGGTAGCAAAGGTTGTTGTAAAAGGAGGGTGGTGCGCAAATGACACCACCTTTGTTGTAAAATCAGACACCTTAGTTGAGGTTGATACATTGGTTAGGGTTGATACCCTTACTGATACCTATGTGTTTAATGACACTACGTATATCACCAAATGGAAAACCCGTGACATAGTTAGGTCAATTACAATACACGACACCATCAAGTCATTTATAGTTGACAATGCCCGTGTTAGGTTATTGCAGGCTGATTCAGTTCGTTTAAGTAATGATTTGACAGAGTGGAAAGGGAAGGCAAATAATCGCTTATCTTTGCTAATATTGCTTTTAATTGCTATTGGAATATTCATATATTTAAAACTTAGGAAATGAAGCTTTCGGAACATCTTGACCTATCAGAAGTAATAAGGTCTGAGTCAGCAAAAAGAAATGGTATATCTAATATGCCAACTGAGGCACATATTGCTAATTTTAAACTACTTGCAGAAAAAGTATTTCAACCAATCAGGGAGCATTTTAGATGCCCTATTCATATCTCAAGTGGATACAGAAGCAAGGAATTGAACGCTTCCATTGGTGGAAGTTTGACATCTCAACATTGCTCAGGTGAAGCGATTGACATTGATATGGATGGTACGCCAAATGGTGTAACTAACAGGATGGTGTTTGACTACATTAAGGATAACCTTGAGTTCGACCAATTAATTTATGAGTTCGGAGATTCAAACAATCCTGATTGGGTTCATGTATCTTACGAATCAAGTGGAAAACAAAGGAAGCAAGTGCTAAAGGCAGTTAGAGCAGGTGGCAAGACTCAGTACGTGGCAATATGAGGAAGTAAAAAAAATAAGTAGATGGCTAAAATAAGTACATATCCCATAATATCTTTACCAACTTTCAATGATTTATTGATTGGTACTGATGTAAATAATCTCAATGAGACCAAGAATTTTACTATTGGTGATATTGCTGATTTAATTCTCGTAGGAAGCTATGTTCCATACGTAGGTGCTACTACCAATGTAGACTTAGGTATACATAGCATTACTGCTTCTTCTTTTATTGTTCCGGGTGGACTATCTACTGAGTTTGTAAAGGCTGATGGAAGCCTTGATTCAACAGTATATCAACCTGCCGGTAATTATATTACAGGTCTTAGCGGTGAAGCTACTGCTTCAGGACCGGGTGTGTCTGCTGTTGTTTTAGACAATGGTGCTGTTATTGGTAAAGTTCTTACGGGGCTGACGATAACAGGCGGTTCAATATCTAGTTCAGACAGCATATTGCAGGCTTTTGGAAAGCTTCAGAATCAAGTCAATAGCCTTTATGGTGGAGCGATATACCAAGGAACTTGGAATGCGTCTACCAATACTCCTACATTAACTAGCGGTGTTGGCGTACAAGGGTACTATTATATTGTAAGTGTTGCAGGTAGTACCAATCTTGACGGCATTACTGATTGGAATGTTGGGGATTGGGCAATTTTTGATGGTACTGCATGGCAACAAGTTGACAATACTGACACTGTGGTGTCTGTAAATGGTCAAGTAGGTATTGTTGTTCTTACAACTACAGACATTGCAGAAGGAACTAATCTATATTATACAGATACTAGGGCAAGAGCTGCACTTACTCTTACTACAACAGGAAGCAGTGGAGCATCTACTTATAATAATTTAACGGGTGCGTTTAATATACCCAACTATACCCTTTCGGGTCTTGGTGGTGTACCATCTACTCGTGAGTTAACTATCAATGGAACAACATACAATCTTTCTGCTGATAGGTCTTGGTCTGTAGGTACGGTTACAAGCATTGGCACTAGTGGTCCTTTAACAGGCGGTACAATAACGGGTATTGGGACAATAGGAATTGCGCAGTCGGGTGTTTCGACAGATGGGTATCTGTCGAGTACCGATTGGAATACGTTTAATAATAAGCAGAATGCATTGATTAATCCTGTTACGGGAACGGGAACTGCGTATTATATACCTATGTGGTCGTCTGCTACAGCTTTGACAGATAGCATTATATCCTATTCTCTTAACGTAATTAACTATAATTACAATTCAGCATCAGGTGCTACTGTAAATTATATCAATACAAATGGTACTGCTTATACCTATACTATTCAAATGAATAATGTTGGTACTAGGCAGACATACCATTCATATACTGATGGAAACATTATTCAACGCATTAATAGTAATGATGTTAGCAGGAACCTTCAGAGTGGTCAGCTTGTACTTCCTTATTATACTGCAACAGGTTCATTTACGGGAACAAGTGTAGGGTATTTAGGTTTTGATGCTTCAGGAAATGTTCTTACTGTTCCTGTTCCTAGTCTTACCGGGTACGTTCCATACACAGGTGCAACTGCAAATGTTGATTTGGGAACACACAGAATACTTGCACAAAACGCAACGATTGCTTCAAATGGTTCGGGTGATACGTTTACACTTAATCATTCAAGCGGTAGCGGTATTGGATTAAACATTACAAAGGGTGGCAGTGGTGAGGGGTTATATGTAAACAAAACGAGTGGTTCGGGTAACGCTGCCACAATCATTGGAACGCTTAACGCTACGACATTAGTCAAAAGTGGCGGTACTTCATCGCAATTCCTCAAGGCTGATGGTTCGGTTGATAGCACAACGTATGTTGGAGGCAGCGGTACAACGGGACAAGTTGCATATTGGAACGGAACGAGTTCGCAGACGGGTTCAAACAATCTGTTTTGGGATGCTGCTAATAGTAGGTTGGGGATTGGGACTAATTCGCCTTTATCATTATTGAGTGTTGGTAGTGGTGCAACAAATTTCTTTGGGAATGCTACATTATCTGTAAGAGGTGGTATTTTATTTGATAGTGGAGCAGTAGCAGTTAATGCTGGCACTGCATCATTTGGTGAATTTAATTTTATAGGCAGTAAAATATTATTAGTTAATTCTTCTGCTGGAAGCGTTGCAGGGCAAATTAATTTACAAATTAATAGAGATAGTATTCAATTTGATGGAGGTGGTGGTGGAAATAGTGCATCAATAACAAGAAGTACAGGAAGTTTAATATTAGATGGAAATCATCCGACAACTGGTACGTTACAATTTAGAACTGCTGGTGTAGAAAAAGCAAGATTATTTAACACAGGAAATTTTATTCTCCAAAACGGAGGCACATTCACCGACAGCGGTCAGCGTTTGCAGGTGCAGGGGACAACGTTTTTAAATGGGAATGTAAACATAAGCGGTAGCACAACTGCAACAAGTGGAACGGCAAAAGGCGAATTAAACAACGCTACCCTTGTCGCATCAGCAAACAATGATGTGCTTGTAGGATTAGATGTGAACCCTACGTTTACCAATGGAGCGTTTACGGGGGTGAGTAATTTGGCAATAAGAGCAACGGGTTGGATTTTTACTACAAATTATAGAACTACAAGTACAAACTATCAATTACAACAAATTGCAATCGGCAGAAATGACCATGTTGGTGCAGGGACTACGGGTAGTAATAATATTAGTCTTGGAGGTTTTAATGGTGGAGGTAGTTCAGCTACTGGAACATCCTTGACAACTGGAAATGATAATGTTTTGATAGGTTATGGAACAGGTGGAAGAATAGTTACAGGTGGTAATAATATTGCAATAGGTTCAAGAACATTAGAAAGTATTTCAACTTCAACTGCATCTAATAATACTGCAATAGGTGGTGGGTCTTTGTTAAAATCATCAGGTAATAATAATACTGCAATAGGGAATGGTTCTGCTTCTGTTTTAGTTGCGGGTGGAGAGGCTTTTTTAACAGGTGCAAATAATGTTTATTTAGGTTCAAATACTAAAGTTTTATCTAACACAGAAACAAATGTTTTAGTTATTGGATATAATGCACAAAGTCTTGGTTCTAACACAACAGTAATAGGTAATAGTTCAACACTGACATCAGCAATCTACGGCAACCTCCTTGTAGGAACTACTGCTGACCAAGGATACCGTGTGCAAATCACAGGAAGTGGTGATAATATGCTCAATGTATGGGGCGCAACAGCTCCTTCAATTAGGCTTGACAACGCAGCAAGTGGTGCAACTCAAAGGTTTGTAATAGGACTAGCCACAGCTACAAATAACTTTATACAGGGTGCAAGTGCAGGTGATGTATGTATAACAACTGCAACAGCATCTCCAATGGTATTTGGAATGTGGCAGACTAGCACAGCAAGTGAGGTGATGCGTATCACTACATCTAACAATCTGCTTATAAATAAAACTACAGATGGTGGGCAAAAGCTTCAGGTTAGTGGAAAGGTTAACTTTGCAAGTCTTCCAACATCATCAGCAGGTCTTTCAGCAGGTGATATATGGAATAATGGTGGTGTACTTAACATAGTTTAAACAAATAAAAACAATAAACAATGGCAAAACAAATCGAACCCCAACAAGTGTGGGTAAATGGCGAAAGCAAGACAGCAGAGTTCTTTTCAGTAACCTGCATTAATGACAACTATGAAAACAGCGCTACCAATTATTGGGCATTGTTCACTAAAGTTGTAGATGCTGAAGGTGTTGAATCTCAAGGTGAGCAAGTTGCTCAAGGCAATCTCACGATTCAGGGCGAGGAATACGTTGCATGGGGAGACCAACCCGCAATGGCAATCAACGCTTGGATTTACAACTGGAGTGCAGACCAACTTAATTTGACTATTATTTAGTAATTTTATAGAATTATGGGAAGAATAAGTTCATATTCTACAGATGGAAGTGTTTCCTTTAATGACAAGTTAATTGGCACTGATGTTGATAGTTCAAATGAGACAAAGAACTATTTAATTAGTGACATACTATCATTGCCCTTACCAAGCGTTCCTGTATATGCAAATAACGCAGCTGCAGTAGCAGGTGGATTGGCTTTAAACAAAGTCTATAGGATTGCCGGAACGGATTACTTAGGAGTAGTACACGCATAAATAATAATTTAATCTAATCAAATGCAAGATATAAGGAAAATATCTGTTGGTCCCGACTACAAGGGTGGTGCTATGCACTACATTGTTGGTCAAAAAATCTTGAACGAAACGAATGAGATACATCTTATTAAGTATGATGCAGACCATCAATCGTTTAAAATTTACATAATCAACGATGGAAATGAAGTAATTCTTTGGAAGGAATTCAATTCCACAATCCCTGTATCTGTAGAATATAATATAAACTACTGATGAAATCTCCATTCAACTTCATAGCGAAGCCCATGAATGGTAAAAGATACGACAACACTAAGAACATATCAGGGGTTGAGCTTATAGTTAGCACCTCAGAGGAGGACCATAAGTTCTCAAACAGGTATGCAGAAGTCGTAGAAGTACCATTAGGTTACGATGGACCAATCTCCAAGGGGGACACCCTATTGGTGCATCATAATGTATTTAAGTTTTATAATGACATTAAGGGTAATCAAAAAAGCGGTAGGTCTTTTTTCAAAAACGATTTGTTCTTTATAGAACCTGAACAATTCTACCTATACAAAAAAGGTTCCACGTGGAACACTCATGATAGGTACTGTTTTGTTAAACCTATAAAAGCAATAGACTCATACGTTAAGAAACCATTCTCAGAAGAACCACTCATGGGAGAGATGGTATATCCAAATGCCTATCTCACATCCCAAGGGGTAAAAGCGGGTGACTTAGTCTGCTTTAAGCCGGATAGCGAGTATGAGTTTACAGTAGATGAACAGAAGCTATACAGAATGTTTGACCACCAAATAACCATTATACTATGAATGTATTACTATTCGACAATGTTATCCAATCACCTGTAGATTACGTTAAAGACATCCTACACAATGACTTTGAGGACATCTATGATGGTGTAAATGTGTTTAAGAACATACAGGCGAGGGACCATGATGATGAGTTTGCTTTGTTTGTAAAGGACTTATTCTCTGATTATTTCATCAAGTGGAACTTCATTAGGAAGTCTCCGTTGCATCAAGAAGAACCAAACTTCATTCATAAGGATGATATGATGGGTGATGTTACTGCGGTTTTATACTTGAGCGAGAATCATCCAAACACTGACGGAACCACATTATATGATGACAACGCCAAACCGGCTTGTGTGATTCATTCAAAGTTTAACAGGGCGGTTATGTTCGACTCCAATGTTCCTCATTCTAGGAACATATTTGAGAACTTTGGAGAAGAGAACAATGCTAGATTGATTCAAGTCATATTTCTTAAAAGGAAAAAATGAAAGACTCAAGGGAAATAAAGCTGAGGATAATTGAGGCAGGGTACAAAGCGGTTAACCACCTTGTAAAGGTAGCCGAGGAAGATATTGTGGGTACGGACTCAGATACTGATGTGTCTGCGGACAAGATGAAGAATGCAGCAGCGGCTAAGAAGTTAGCCATCTTTGATGCATTTGAGATACTGAGCAGGATAGAGCAAGAGAAAGAGAATTTAGATTCAATAGAGAAAGGGGTAAGTAAAACAGATACAAAACAAGGTTTTGCAGAACGAAGGTCAAAGTGATATATACAGGGTAGTTGAGGACTATATTCCTAAAAGTGTCATTGTAAAAAAGAACATGACACGCTTGTGGAAGTATGGGTATCATGAACAGAATGACATGGTCATTATATCCAAGACCGGACAAATCGGAGATATTATTGAAATCTCAGGACTTAAGATTGCACTGCCACTTGCCCCGAAACAGTGTCTTCAAAGACACGAAAAAAAGTCTGAACAGTATTGGGAAAGGACTAGTTTACCAAAAACGCTAGATAAGATTCAGTCAATATTCCAATGGAATGAGATGCCATCAGAGTTTAAGGACAGGTGGGTTGATTACATTGAGCAGGAGTTTGACTATAGGGACAATGGTTTTTGGTTCATGAACAATGGAGTCCCGACTTACATTACAGGTTCTCATTATATGTATCTGCAATGGTGTAGTATTGACATTGGATACCCCGACTTTAGGGAAGCGAACAGGATATTCTTTATATTTTGGGAGGCATGCAAGGCTGACCCTAGATGCTTTGGGATGATATACCTAAAGATAAGGCGTTCAGGATTTTCATTCATGTCATCATCAGAGTGCGTAAACATAGGCACTCTTGCCCGTGATGCAAGGGTTGGTATCCTTTCAAAGACCGGTGCTGATGCCAAGAAGATGTTCACCGATAAGGTTGTCCCAATCAATAGTAGGCTGCCGTTCTTTTTCAAACCCGTCATGGATGGTATGGACAAGCCTAAGACTGAGCTTGCCTATAGGGTTCCTGCTTCAAAGATTACAAAGAAGAACATGTACAACGCTGCTGATAGCAGTGTTGATGGACTTGATACCACAATCGATTGGAAGAACACTGAGGAGAACTCTTATGATGGTGAGAAGCTTTTGTTCTTGGCACATGACGAGTCAGCAAAGTGGGTTAAGCCTAACAACATCCTAAACAATTGGCGTGTCACCAAGACCTGTCTTAGGTTGGGTAGCAAGATAATTGGTAAGTGCATGATGGGGTCTACCTCAAATGCACTTAGCAAAGGGGGTGATAACTACAAGAAATTGTACGAGGATTCTAGGATTGATAGCCGAAACGCAAATGGTCAAACCAAAAGCGGACTGTATTCCTTATTCATTCCAATGGAATGGAACATGGAAGGGTTCATTGATATACATGGGATGCCCGTATTTAGAAAACCGGACGCTCCGATATTGGGAGTTGATGGTGGCAAGGTGACAAATGGTGCTATAGACTATTGGGAAGCTGAGGTTGAATCTTTGAAAGGAGACGCAGATGCTCTTAACGAATACTACAGGCAGTTCCCCCGTACTGAAAGCCACGCCTTTAGGGATGAGAGTAAGTCTTCAATATTCAACCTTACCAAGATATACCAACAGATAGACTACAATGACTCTCTTATTAAAGAGCACCACTTAACCAAGGGGTCATTTCATTGGAAGGATGGAGAGAAAGACTCTAAGGTTGTTTGGACTCCTGACACTAGGGGTAGGTTCTTGGTAAGTTGGATGCCAAACTCAAGGCTTCAGAACAATGTACTGAAAAAGGGAGACATGAAGTTCCCCGGTAATGAGCACCTTGGTAATTTTGGATGTGACTCCTATGACATTTCTGCGGTAGTTGGAGGCAGGGGGTCAAATGGTTCCCTTCATGGGATGACCAAGTTTCACATGGATGAGGCTCCCGTAAATGAATTCTTCTTAGAGTACATTGCTCGTCCACAGACTGCTGAGATATTCTTTGAAGAGGTACTTATGGCATGTTGTTTTTATGGTATGCCAATATTGATAGAGAACAATAAGCCTAGGCTTCTATACCATTTCAAGAACAGGGGTTACAGGAACTTCTGTCTTAATAGACCCGACAGGCATTATTCAAAACTAACAAAGACAGAAAAGGAGCTTGGTGGCATACCCAATACATCTGAGGATGTTAAGCAGGCGCATGCATCAGCTATCGAGACGTATATTGAGAGGTACTTGGGTATTGATGTTACCGGTGTATATAGGGACAATGACGAGATTGGAAGCATGCCATTTACTAGGACTCTTGAGGATTGGGCAAAGTTCGATATAAACGACAGAACTAAGTTTGATGCCTCCATTAGTTCAGGCTTGGCTATTATGGCTAACCAAAAGCACGTATATTTACCGGAGAAAAAAGAGTCGAAAATAAGTATTAATTTCGCTAGGTATACC